GCTGTCAGGGTAACTCCGACGCCGAGGGTGTCGATCTGGCCGACGATGATCACGGTGTCCGGATCCTCCTGAAACTGTTTAATGATCGGTCCGCGGTCTTCTTTCTTAATTGCTCCGTAGATGGCCACCTGCTTCTTTCCTGTCTTCTGGAAGGTCTTATCTATCATCTTCATGATGGCTGTCACTTCCGGGATAAACCTTGCGAAGATTACCAACTTCTTTCCTGCTCCGAGTACGTAGTCCTCGATGATATCCTGGAGCGCATCCAGCTTCGCTGTGTTGACGAGCTCCGGCTTGTTGCTGTCGTCTGTGACCAGGAATCCTCCGGCCAACTGCTGCAGTCTCAGGAGCCTTGTCAGTACGGTTGTGGCCGTGATCTTGTCTCCGTTGGATAGCTCTGCATAGCTGCTTCGTTTGATTTGGTTGTATAGGTCTTTCTCTTTCTTGCCGAGCTGGACTTTTCTCTTGATGAACGTCTGCTCTGGCAGGTCGATTGCTTCTTCCTTCGTGATTCTGAATGCGATCGAGTGCTCTTTTCGGATCAATCCGTCCAGGTCCTTATACCCGACGATCTGCTTCCGGTTGAAACCTCCCATGATCGCATACCGGTTTCTAAATTGGTAGAAGTTCCGGCCGAAGATCGAGGCGTCCAGGAACCGGTACTGACTCCAGATGTCGATGGCATCATTCTGCACCGGTGTTCCGGAGAGGATGAGCTTGTACCTCGCCTGGTCTCCTAACTTATGTATTGCTTTGCTCTGCTCTGCGTCGTGTGTCTTGATTCGCTGGCTCTCATCGCATATAATCAGGTCGGCGTCGTATTCCTGGAGCTTCTCAAACAGTCCATCTCTCCAGGTTGATTCGTAGTTGATCACGGCGACCTTGAGCGCTTTGAATGGGAACGCCTGCAGGTCTTCAATCATTCGGATCCTCTGTTGCTTCGTTCCCAGGAGTGCCTTGCAGGTCACCTTGAAATCTGCGACCTCTGCGATCTCTTTTGGCCAGACCGACACGACGGACGTTGGTGCGATTACCAGGACTCTCTGGATCGCGCCTTTTTCATATGCGGCTCCTGCGATGGCGATCGCAGTTCTGGTCTTGCCGCATCCCATTTCAAATAAAAGACCGAAGCCCTTATTTGTGTTGGCTGCCATTTGCTTTCCTCCTTCACTTATTTGCTACCGGCTCCAGCTCCTGGAACTCGGCGCCATCCATCAGCTCTCTGTCCTTCAGGATGTCCTTTCCGCTTATGCTTCTGATTCCCTGGTATTCATAGTCCTCATTCTGCCCGCGGTTGTATCGTTTGTTATATTCCGGATTCTGCAGCCGCTCGTATTTTCCACGCGTGGCCAGCGCTGTCCGGTTCAGCTTCTCTGCGATCAGTGCGAAGTCGTAGCCTTCGTCTACCATGCGGCACAAGGTTTCCACCTCGTCCTCTGTCCATTTTCGGGGGGGCACCGCACCGGCTTCTTATTGATTCCAAGGTCCAGGATCCTGCGCTTGATGGCTCCTTCTGAATGTCTCAGCTCTGCTGCCAGGTCGCTGTATGTATATGTTCCTTTGCCGAGCAGGTATCGGAGCTTGCCATCTTCTGTCTTTGTCCATGCTGCGTTGTGCTGGCCATGAAGCTGCATCTTTTTATAATCCGCCTTGCGCTTCACATCTACCCAGTCCGGCTCTGCTCCGAGGCTGTATTTCTCAAACCTGGAGAAGTCCAGGATGCTCTTGTTATCCTCGGCCCATTTCCAGAATGCATCGATGTCGATCACCCTGAACCGGTTCTTCTTTACTACGTGCCATTTGACCGGCAGTCCGTACCGGATCAGCTTGTCGCTGGTGTAGCCGAGCATGTTCTTTCCGTAGATCGCAAGCATGAGCTGGTTCAGTGATATCCTTGTATCTCCGGCCAGGTGTGCGCCGCATCCGAGCCGTTGCGCTCTGACGATGATTGCATTCTCCGATCGGCCGAGAGCCTTGGACAGTCCTTTGATGGAGACCGTGCCCCATTTATCCTGCAGGTAGGCTTCCTCTTTTTCGGTCCAGACCTTCTTTTTCCTGGGTGCATCAACGAGCTTTCTCATAGTCAAGGCACCTCGATTCTTTGAATGCGCGCGCCATCATCTGAGCTGTTTCGCCTTCATAATTGCCGCACATTCCTTCGTTATCAATATCCGCATAGACTCTCCTGAAGAAGTCATCAAATCTATTGTTTGCGTAGTCTTTTGCGAATTCCTTCGGAATCTCTAACTGTATGATCATCGTCTCCTGCCTCCCTTCGTGCTCATACGTGGGTAGTCGCGGTCTGCGTATGCTTCTCTGTCCCAGGAGAGCTTCTTTCCGCACCAGTGACAGTGCGTGTGACCGACCTGTGTTCTCTTGCCGCAAAGCGGGCAGGTATAAAGCCCTGCTGCACGTCTGACCGCCATTGCTGGCTGTTCGTACTTCTGGCTCATCTCTGATGCCTGAGCTGTTGCTTTGCTGTAGTCTGCGACGATGTCCGCTGCTTCTGTCAGCGCATCCAGGTCGTCGTTCCATGACTCTCCACCATATTCGTTCCTGGCGATCTCTTTGATTTTGCTCTTGGTGATCTCCAGCTGTTCGATGATTTCATCGTATGTCATAGTTGCCTCCTATTCTTCCTCGGTGCTTTCCTCATATTCGTCTTTGGATATGATTCGCACCTTTTCCTTCGGAACCTTGGCCATGCTGGCCATCGCCTCTAGCTGGCTGTTTGCGTATTTCTCAAAGTCAGCATTCTGCAGTCCTTCGATCGAGATCTCCACGATCGTGGCTGCGTATCCGGTGGTTCCTTCTCCGCCGTATAACTCTGCATCCTTTATCTCGAAGTAAATTCCGAGCGACATGCTTGCGTCTTTCATTTCAGTACCTCCTTCGGATCCGCGAGTCCGAACGTCAGGAGCGCCATGTTGGCTGCTCTTACCTGGTGTTCGTAAAGGCTGCCCTGCACCGGGTATTTGACCAGGGCCTCTGGTTCCTTCTCGATTCGCATCTTATCTACGGCTCGCTGCGTTTCATCCAATCGCTGCCTGTAGCTTTCTATGGCCGGTGGCAGTCTCACGATCTTGGAGAGCTTGTCCAGCAGTTCCTTGCTGCAGTCTCCGATCATCATGTTCTTGCGCCGGTCGTACTTCATTGAGTTCCAGGATTTTATGATCGCCATCTGTGTGTTGTCCACTTCGATCAGCATGATCTTTCCATCCTTCATTGCCATCTTCAATCTTCGTTACCTCTTTTCTGCTTCCGATCTGAGCCAGGCACGCACTTGTGAAGCGCTGCTGGTACCCATCCGTCAGCTTGACTTCCATTCTGATTCCCATTGTCCTCACTCTTTCTCCGTGTAGAAGGTGTGCGCTCCGTGTGTGAATAACTTCTGCAGGTTCCTGCTATGCCAGGTGCTTTCGTCGCTGGCCTTTTCAAAGTAGAGAGCTCCTTGGCTTTCATCCCAGTGCTCTACTGTGATCAGCTCCATTGCCTTCATGCAGTCGGCATCCGGCTCCACCTTGTCATATCTGCCATTGCTCACCGGTGTGAATGCTCCGTCCTGCATGATCACTTCTTCGATCGTGTCCGGAAACCTTGCATCCCATACCCGGTTCAGAACTACCAGCATGACCAGCGCTTTGCCTTCGGTGTCCTCTGATTCAGCTTCAGCCATTGCGATCTTCTCTAACAGGTAGGCGTCGTCTGCATCAAAGTCCATGCTGTGAATCAAACCTGACCGCGTCTGCTCCTGGTAGAGCTTCCATTCTGCTTCCTGATCCTTCTGGTACTGTTCCTGGTAGTCTCTGATCATCTGAGCTTCCTTCTCTGCTTCCTCACGCTCCCGCTGATGGTATGCATCTCTTTCTCGGCTCATCTGTTCGTATTCTTCCTGGGTGTACCATTGACCGTTCTCTGCCTGGAATCGGTAGGGCTCATAGTCGTCTGGATCCGGGAGTGGAGCTGCTATGCACCAGGCTCCCATGCCTGCGATAAGTACTCCGATGCAGATTCCTGGCACTGCCTTATTCAATCTTCGGATGATTCGTTTCCGGCGTCTTCCTCTCTTTATTGTTTTATTGATCTTAGCTCTCATTGCTTTCCGGTGTTCATCCTCTGTCTGATACCTCTGCATCTTACTCACTTCCTTCTTATAAATTCTTTAATTTAGTAGTTGACTTCCGGAGCTGTTTATATTGCTCTCTAGGCTTGGCTGGGCCCGGCAGTCTGTGACAGGTTCTCCATAGGGTTGAAGAAGAACCTGTCCGCTGTTTTGCTCCCTGAGTATTGTGTGGGGTAGCCGTATAGCTGTTGCCTGCAGTGCGGTCTGTTTCATCGCCGCCATCCGGGTGTATTACGCACCCACCAGTCCATGCTCCGGATGTTCTCTCTCCTGGTGTTCTCATCTGCCTCCTAGCCGCCATTGTTTTACTTGGGCTCGCGCTATCTCTCCCAATTACGACGGTTGGCCGCAGGCTCCGGTTATCCGCCGAGCGGATTTATTGCATCGGCTCCGCCAGACCAGACAGTTTTTATTGAGGTGTCATGCTTCCTCTTGCTTCTTATTCAGTTGTGTGTTTATGCCAGCGCTGCTGCTTTGGCTGTATCGTCAATGGCTTTCTGTGCTTCCATTCCGGCCATGAATGAGTTTGTCATCATTATGACGAGGGTTCTCTTTTCCTCCGGAACGTTCGCGAGGGTTGCCGCCATCTTCTCAGCGTCTCTGAGCTGCTCGGCTGTGTATCTCTTAGCTTTTGCCATGGTGTTTCCTCCTTCCGTTTGGTGCGTTGTTTTGTTGTCTCTGCGATTATTATATATTGTCAGCGCGGTATCTGTCAATACTTTTTTGTTGCCTTTGCGATTTTTTGTTGACAGTGCGCTATTTTTAGCTTATAATTCAGGTGTGGAGGTGAGAAAATGAACATTGGCGATCGAATAAAAAAAGTAAGAAAATCGCTTGATTTGACGCAGGAGGCGTTCGCTACCAGGATTGGTTCTGTTCAGAATACGATTACTGGATATGAAAGTGGACGACGTAATCCGTCGGCTCCGGTGATCTCTCTTATTTGTAAAGAATTTAATGTCAATGAGGAATGGCTCCGAAATGGGACCGGTGAAATGTTTAACCCGGAACCGTGCGACGAGTTAGATTCTCTGGCTGATAAATTCAACCTGAGCCACGGCGAGTACATATTCCTTGAAAAATATTTGAAACTAAAACGCGAAGAGCGCGACAATGTGTTTGATTTTATTATGGACGTGTGCTCTGCGATCGGAGACTCTGGCGTTTCAGGTACCGCCGACGCCGCTCCTGGATCTTCGGTTCCTGATATCGACATCGATGCGGAAGTCGAAGCGTACCGGCAGCAGCTTGAACTTCAGAAAAAAGCGGCGGCAGAATCGTCTCTCTCCAGTGGTGGAAACGACGAAGGGGCAGGTAAAAAGGAGGCGTAGTCGTGGGATTCTTCAGCAGAATTTTCTCGCGGCAAGCCGAAGCCGAACCTGCGGCTCCAATCGTGAAGCTGCCGGGTGATCGCATCCTTCGGTATAAAATAACCGGAAAAAACCCAGGAACCAGAAGGCGCAACACGAGGCGCGTTCTTTGTGGATCCTGGGAGGCGATCTCCGATGTAGAAGCGCGTACAGGCTTACTTCCTCCGTTTACTCATGAATTGGAAATGCCAGAAGTTACGGAGGCTCAGCTTGAGCTTATGAAAAAGTTAGGAATTCCGATGCTTGATGGGATGTATCGCGCTGATGCGTCAGCTCTGATCCAGCACGCCCTTGACGAAAAGCCGCTATTTCCAGATCGGGGCCTGCCGCGGCCAATACTTCAATTTTTAATCGACAATAAATTGCTTTTATCTTCCTGGTTGACTTTGTCGGATCTGGATGATGAATTCGTGGAAAACTTCCCCGGATTACGGGCTCTGATTAAGAATTGTAAATAAAAAAAATCGCCCAGTGCTGCGAACACCAGGCGACCTGTTCTTCCTTGCGGAAGCTGTAAACTCTACGAATAAATTTTACAGCGTTTCCGATAAATCCGCAAGGGTTTATTTTTTATACTCTTTTTTGGGAGGTGGGACGATGAGGTTCTTTTCCTACGGACGAAAATCCGTATTTTCTGATAAATCAGATTCAATCGATAATCAGTTCCGGATGAACCGGGAATACTGCGAGTCGAAGTTTTCCGGCCAGGTGGATTCCTGGCAGCAGTTCTCTGATGAAGACTTCACTGGTGCGAATACGTCCCGGCCGGATCTGCAGCGTATGCTGTCTTTTATAAAGGGTGGCTTCTGCGATGTCCTGGTGGTCTATCAGCTGGATCGTCTTTCCAGGGACGTCCGGGACTTTGCGAACATTTACGCGCTCCTGGAGGAGCATGGCGTGATGTTCATCTCAATAAAGGAAAATATCGACACCACGACGCCGATCGGGCGTGCCATGATGTATGTCACGGTGGTCTTCGCTCAGATGGAGCGTGAAACCATCGCGGCCCGTGTTACGGATAATATGCTGGGCCTTGCTAAAAAGGGATACTGGACCGGCGGTAATCCTCCGGTTGGTTACGTCAGGAAGCATATTGTTGTTAATGGGAAGAAGCACTGCTCCATTGAGGTGGATCCGGACGGGGCTCGCTACGTGACGCAGATCTTCGATACCTTCCTGGCTTATAACTGCAGCCTGCAGGGGATGGAGACGCGATTCAAAAATCAGGGCATCCGGACGCAGAGCGGGAAGTTCTTCTCGACCACGCAGCTGCATAAAATGCTGACCATGCCGTATTGTGTCGAGGCGACTCCGGAAGTGTACGACTTCTATGCCGCGAAGGGGTGCATCATGGATCCTGGCTCCCCGCGTGAAATGTGGGACGGATCCGTCGGTGTGATCATCTATGGCCGGTCGACCGAGAAAAACAAAAAGCACCAAGCGCAGCCGCCGGAGAAGTGGACCG